ATGGATACGGATATAAATACATAGACTCAGGCAGTGGAAGTGACTGGCAGACCAGAGAGAGGGGAGCAGAACCCCTTTACACCGCACCACAAACTAAAGAATGGGCAGGTTTGACTGACGAAGATATCTTTGGCATCTTCGGTACATACAGAGGCGATCCTGACTGTAACCACGACCAGTTATTACTTGATGCAAGGCGTATAGAAGCTAAGATTAAGGAGAAAAATCATGTGGTTTCTGGGAAATAAAGACGGTAAACCTTGGTGGTACAAATATGAGAATGACAATTGGGTACCTATAACTGAAGATGAAAATACTACGAATAAAAAATACTGGCAAGACAAGCGAGATGAAATATCTGCAAAAGTTTTCAATGACTTTTTTAAGGAGAAAAACACATGAACCAAGACATTTTTGACAAAGTTTTAGAGTTTCGTAAGAAGCTTAATTTGCCATACTCAGTACGACCACAGCTTTTAAAGCCTGAGGACATCAGCTTTTACGCCAGGTTCTTGATGGAGGAGCTTAGTGAGCTGATGAAAGCACATGAGAAGGGTAGTCTGGTAGACGCTGCTGATGCAATTGCCGATCTTGCCTATGTCACTATGGGTTGTGCCCATCATATGGGTCTTCCATTACCTGAAATTCTAGGTGTTGTGCATGATGCCAATATGCAAAAGGTGCCAGGATCGACAAGTCGTGGGGTACATCAGGATGCTCAAAAGCCATCTGACTGGCACGGACCAGAGGATCATATTGCTTTAATTTTATTTAAACAAAATTGCAGATAGGTGTTTACTTTAGTAAATTGTGTGTATAATGCAACTGTTTACTCCCTAAATTCTTAATTCTAAAGGCTAAATACTATGAACATTTTCTTCTTGCACCATGTACCACAAATAGCAGCATCTTATCATTGTGATAAGCATGTAGTTAAAATGATAGTTGAGACCGCACAACTATTAGCAACTGCTCATCATGAGCATGGCAATGGTCACAATGTGACTTACAAGCCAACACACAAAAATCATCCATCAGCCATATGGGCACGTGAATCAGTATCACACTATATGTACCTCACTGACCTTGGTCGTACATTATGCAAAGAGTTTAAAAGGCGTTATGGTAAAGAGCATAAGTGCCATGCATTATTCTCCGGTGAGCTTATGTATGCACCACCTGCTATGAGAAAATTACCAATGACATGGAGAGTACCACCACAATGCATGCCTGATGAGTATAAGTGTGATGATACTGTACAAGCCTACAGAGCCTACTACAAATACAAGCAATCCATTATGGATATGAAGTGGTATAAAACAGCTGCAGGTGCACCTGCTTGGTTTAAGGAGTTTGATTATGTCTAATTGGGATTACAGGTTCATGGAAATGGCTAAGTTAGTTAGTACTTGGTCCAAAGATCCATCCACTCAGTGTGGTGCAGTAATTGTTGATATGAGAAAAAGAGTTATTAGCATGGGGTTTAATGGTTTTCCACAACAAATTAAGGATGACTATGAACTATTAAAAGATAGAGACATTAAGCTACAGATGATACTACACGCTGAGCAAAATGCTTTACTATTTGCTAATAGAGACTTATCAGGTTGTACGATTTATACGTACCCTTACCAAATGTGTAGTCATTGTACAGCTATGGCCATTCAAAAAGGGATTGCTTACCATGTGACTACATATCAAGTGCCAGCTAGGTGGCAAGAGAATTTTGATCTAGCAAATAAAATGATAATAGAAGCAGGTGTAGAACTTAAAAGGATTTCAATATGAACATTTCACAACTCATTGACGGACTAAGAGACCTTAAACAACAAAAAGAGGATCTTGGTAAGCAAGAAAAAATAATTAATGAAAAGATTGCAGCCATAGAAGGCGACATTATGCATGCTATGAACGAGGCTGGTACATTTAAAGCAATGTCCGAGGCTGGTCATAGTGTCACCATGGCTAAGAAGGTACACCCAACCATAGTGGATTGGGATCAGTTTTATGCTTATGTCAGTAGCACAAAAAGCTTTGACCTATTGCATAGAAGACTTAGCAGTACTGCTTTCCAGGACCGTTGGAAAGAAGGTGAGTCCATCCCCGGGGCTACCACTGCTGAGGTTTGGGGGTTAACGTTAACTAAGTCACGAAAATAGGAGTTTCTAAATGGCTAAAACACAAAATTCACTTACGGTATTCGAATCAGAAATGGAAAAGCTGGCTAATGCTGGTTTGCAGGCAGAGAAGAACTCTGTTGGTACATCCTTCCTTAGTACAAAAGGCGGAACACTTACATACAAGGATAACCCTATTGCAGGGAATGCCATAGATGTAGTGATCATTTCCAGCCCTGTTGAGCGGTTGTACTACACAAGCAGATACGACCCAACTAATCCTGCACCACCTGCATGCTTTGCCTTAGGTCCGACAATGACAAGCCTTAAGCCTAATCCATTGGCGCCTGAAAAGCAATGTGATACTTGCCAAGGTTGCCCTAAAGACCAATGGGGTAGCGCCACAAACGGTGGTAAAGGTAAAGCCTGTAGTGAGAAGCGTAGACTGTTGATTATGACAGCTGATTCAATCACATCGGTTGATAGCATTGCTATGGCAGAGGTTGCGGCTTTAAGAACACCCGTTACATCGGTTAAACCATTTGCAGTCTATTTACAAAAGGTTGCCAATGCTACTAAGCGTCCTTTATCAGCCGTAGTGACTAAGATTAGTCTTACACCTGATGCAAAAACACAGTTTAAGCTTAACTTTGACTTTGTGCGCACAATTGATGACATGGATGTGATTAAAGCTTTAATTGCACGTGGTGAGAAAGAGTTGCAAAATGCTATTGACTCAGCCGGTGCTGTAGAAGATGAGGCATCTGCAATTCCTGCACAATCTAGTAAGTATTGATAGTTTACGGGGCGGTCATACGGGTTAGCGCCGTATATCATTATCAGCAAACGTTTTTTATGTAAGTTGACGGTGAAATTGTACAAAACACTGCTTTATGTGAACCGCCCCACCTTTAAGGAGACTTTATGAAATATATTGTCGTGTTTATTGTAGCTATTGCAGGCTGTGCACAACCACCACAAACTATGCAGCCCTCGGTTTATGCAAGCCCTCCGACCGTACAGCTTGTAGTTGATTCACGTGCTCAGCAAATGAGTAGGAATGAAGTCATACAAGCCACTATGGAGTGTGAAGGCAATAACATGAGAGCAGTTCCGATCATGACCAAGCGTATGATCAGCGGTATGATGAGCGATATCATCATTGATGTGCAATGCATGCCAAAGTATAGATTATTCTAATGAGAAAAGAACAACCACCTAAAGAAACCGCACTACAAATAGCTAGGTATTATTATGAAAATAAGCTAGGCGATGAAAAGATGTGGAGATGGCTATTTGTGTGGGGTTGGTATGAACACTATGTAAAGGAATATTATGACTGATCCGGTATTTTTAGACTTTGAGTCCGAGGCTATTGAAGCCAGACCAAAGTATCCACCACAACCAGTTGGTCTTGCGGTCTTAGATCGTACAGGACAATTTGAGACTAAGTATTGGTCATTTGGCCATGACTATAACAACCAAGACACTTATGAAGATACGAAAAGATTCTTGATAAGAGTTTGGGAATCAGGCAGGTCTGTATGTTTTCATAATGCAATGTTTGATATGGCAATCATTACCGAAGTATTTGGTTTGTCATTTAAGCATCAATGTGTTCATGATACATTAGTGCTTGCATTCTTGCATGATCCGTATGCTAGAAGCTTATCATTAAAAGAGCTTTGCAAGGAGTGGCTCAATGTCATACCAGAAGAGAGGGATGAGCTATTCGATTGGCTTACAATGCACATACCTGAAGTTAAACGAAAGCCAAAGACTGCAGGTGCTTACATTGCACGCGGGCCCGCTGATCTTGTGGGAAAGTATGCTCTTGCTGACGTACGTTTAACAGCCAGGTTATATGACTTTACTCATGAAGTTAGACAGACCATGCACAAGGCTTATAGGCGTGAAATCTTGCTTATGCCTTTGTTATTGGAGAATAGTAAGCTAGGTGTTAGAGTTGACCGTGAAGGGTTACAACAAAGCTCGCATAAGGCATTAGCAGACATAGCACTTTGTGAGAAATGGTTGTATGAATACTTTGGTGATGGTAATATCAACTTTAATTCAGGTACACAGTTGGTCACTGCAATTCAACTGAATGGCTGCTATGATAAGACTAAGCCATGGCCAACTAGTGACAAAGGCACTCCACTATCGGATAAAGATACGCTTAAAGAGATGGTAACCGATGATACATTGTCATCAGTCTTACGTCATAGGGATGTGCTTGTAAAGCTAAATGGTACGTACATAGAGCCGTGGTTAGAGCAATCGGCGTCTACAGGTAGGATTTACACTGAGTGGAACACTGTACGAGGTGAAGCCGGTGGTACTAGAACAGGTAGATTATCTGCTAAGCCGACATTACAGACTATGCCGACCCGAGGCCCAAAGACACCACTGCCTACAGAGCTTCAAGGTTTAATCATACCAAAAGTCAGAACCTATATTTTGCCTGATGAGGGTCATTTGATGGCAGCTGCCGACTTTCAGGCACAAGAGCTGAGATTGTTTGCACACTTTGAAGGTGGTAAGTTAGCTGAGCAGTATAGGAAGGATCCAAATGCTGACCTACATACATTTGCAGCTAACCTGATGAGTGAGAAGGCTGGTAGACCAATCATTAGGGATTATGCAAAGACTATGTCATTTGGTATTTTGTATGGCGCAGGACCAAAGAAGATTAGTGAAATGCTAGGCATACCGTATGTAGAAGCCAAGCAGTTGATCGGCTTGTATAAGACTGAAGTGGCTCCAGGGCTTGATCATATTAATCAAGATTTAAGCCGTAGATACACAGTAAGAGCACCGTTTTCTACCATTGGTGGCAGGTTAGTTAAAGGTGAGCCACCTAAGATCATTAATGGCAAGAAGATGGAGTTTGCATTTAAGTCATTGAACACATTGATCCAAGGATCTGGTGCAGATATGGCTAAGCAGGCAATGATAGACTATTGGCTACAAGCTGAGGATAGTCGATTATTGATGTCACTTCATGATGAGTTGATCATATCGGCTAAAGCTGATGTGGTTCAACGTGAAGCTGATAAACTGGCAGCGTGCATGGTCAATGCATTTAAGTTAGACGTGCCTTTAATTGCAGAGGCTAAAGTAGGTAACAATTTTTCGGAGGTCAAATGAAAGTAGCAACAATTTTATTAGCATTAGTTTTAACATCTTGTGGGTATGCTTCAAGAGATACAGAAGCAGTTGGACAAGTTAAGCGTGTGATGAATAACACACCTATACTTTGTTCTGACTTTATAGATGTTGATTTGTCTTTAGGCGTTATACGCAATGGTGTTGGTTCAGTATCTAATGAAGACATATGGATTGTTGTCAGCAGACCTGATGCTGAAATACTTAAAAAAGCAAATGAAGAAGGGCAGTTGGTTAAGATCACTTATGACCAACAAAGATTTGCTTTTTGTACTCAAGGAAGATTTGCAACTAAAGTGGAGGTACTTAAATGAGACAAATGAGACATAAACACGCAGATTTAATTCACGCTTGGGCAGATGGGGCTCAGATTCAATGTAAATCACATGAAAATGACAAATGGGAAGATGTTAGAACTCCTGCATGGGGTGAACATTTTTTTTACAGAATAAAACCAGAACCTAAGCCAGATATTGTTAGGTATCTTGAAATGCCTATGTTTTGGGGTTATGTTGAAAGAAGACCAGAATCAAATATGAAAGTTGTATTTGATGGCGAAACAGGTGAGTTGAAATCATCGGAGGTGCTGAAATGATTAATTTAATAGTTGGGTTTATTCTCGGTCTATTTGTAGCAAACTACGGAGTAGTTGCTATTGCAAAAGAGGTAGATCATCTCATTAACACTGCTAAATCAGTACAAGTTAAAGTCAACCAAGAATGAAATATTCATACTCAGGCCTTAAAACATATGATCAATGCGCTTATAAGTATAAGCTAACTAGAATAGACAAGCTTAAAGAGCCGTCCGGTCCAGCCGCTGAGCGTGGTACAACTATACATAGTGAGTTTGAGAAAGCAATTCTTGAACTACCTTTGCTTGATGAGTCACGTACATGGTGGTTAGACTATATTAACGAGCTTAAAGCTAAACGAGCAATGCCGGAATACAAATTTGGTATTACTAAGAATGGCACAGCTTGTGACTATAGCTCTGATGAAGCAGTGTTTAGAGGCATTATTGATGTGCTATGCATTAATGATAAGACAGCATTTGTATCGGACTGGAAAACAGGTAAAGAGCGTGATTACTCTGACCAACTTAAAGTCTATGCAACTGTTGTATTTCTTATTTTTCCGCATGTTGACAATGTGGTTACACAAATTGACTACATAGACCATAACAAGCATGCACCGGATAAAACATACACAAGAAGTCAACTTACACAATTATGCGCAGAGCTAGATTTTAGAATTGAGCAAATTGCTAATGACACACTTTACATACCTAATCCATCCGGCTTGTGTAAGTTTTGTTATTTTAGGAAAGCTAATGGAGGGCCTTGTAAATGGTAACTAAAGTTCTTGAACGGCATCTTGAAACATTCTTTAGTAAAGAGTGTAAACGACTAGGCTTAGCCAATATCAAATTACATTTAAAGTTCTCAACCGGTTGGCCTGATCGGATTGTGATTATTAACCGTAAAGTGATTTGGGTAGAGCTTAAGACACCGACTGGAAAGCTATCGGCTAGACAAGAGGTTGTGCATCAGACATTAAAAGACTTAAAACATATTATCTTAGTACTAAGAACAAAAGAGGAAATAACAAATGCATTGGAATCCGCATCAATATCAACAAAACGCCGTGAAGTTCCTAATAGAAAACGGCTCGGGACAGTTATGGTTGGATCCGGGTCTAGGGAAAACAAGTATCACATTGGAGTCTTTGAAGATTCTGAAGAAAGCCGGGGCAGCGAATAAAGTTTTAATTGTTGCGCCTTTAAGACCTGCTTATGCAGTTTGGACTGAAGAGATTAAAAAGTGGGATAACTTTAATGAGCTCACTATTAGTATTATTCATGGGCCTAAGAAAGAACATAGGTTTGCCAACAATGACTTTATTCATGTAACTAATTTTGAGACGCTTGGTTGGATCTCAAAGCAATTAGCAAACCATAAAAAGGGTTTTCCTTATGATGTGTTGATTGTGGATGAGATTAGCTATTTAAAAAATACAAGAACCGAGCGGTTTAAAGCATTAGCTACGATGTTGGATAAATTTAAACGACGCTTTGGGTTAACAGGGTCACCTGCACCAAATAGTTTGTTGGATGTGTTTGGACCACAGTTAGTAATTGACCGTGGTGCAACTTTTGGTAAGTACATTACTCATTTTAGAACAAATTATTTTTATCAAACCGGCTATGGCGGCTATACATGGGCTTTAAAGACAGGGGCTGAAGAGAGAATTCACGAGGCTCTTGCAGATAAAGTACTACGAATGAAGGCTGAAGACTATTTAGACATGCCTGAGTTAATAGTCAATAAAGTGTATATAGAGCTGCCTAAAGCAATTAATATGATTTATCGAGAATTTGAGAGTAAATTGTTAATTGATCTTGAAGATGGCAGAGTTACAGCATCAACAGCTGCAGTCTCTATTGGTAAATGTCAACAAATAGCAAATGGGGCAATCTATGTCGATGGCACTGAAAAAGAAACTAAAAATCTACATGATGAGAAAATATCTGCGGTTGAGGAAATTGTGGAGGGGCTTAATGGCAAACCGTGCCTCATAGGCTATCATTTTAAGCATGATCTAATAAGGCTTAAAAAGAAATTTCCAGATGCCCCTGTGATTGGTTCTGGTGTGTCTGGTGATGCTATGAATGACATCATAGATGATTGGAATAAAGGGTTAACACCGGTGTTGCTGGCTCACCCACAGTCGGCAGGGCATGGGTTGAACTTACAAGGTTCAGGGCATGCAGTCATTTGGTTTAGCAATACGTGGTCTCTCGAGATCTATGATCAGTTTATTCGTCGGCTTTGGAGACAAGGTCAAAAGAATAATATCGTGGTTCATCAGATCATTGCAAAAGACACGATCGATGAGGCCATTGTGGCAGCTGTAGAGAGTAAAGACAAAACTCAACAATCTTTAATGAATGCAATTAAAGATTATGCAAATAGATATGTATAATGTGTACTTTAGTAAATAACAAAAGGAAAGGAAATGATCATGCAAACAATTAACAACAAACCCCATGTGTATATAGCTTCACCATTCTTTAATCCTGCACAGATTGAAGTTGTTGAGACTATTAAGCATCATTTGAAGCTTCATGATTTAACATACTTTAGTCCTAAGGATGATTGTATGTTTGACCCAAAGACAATGATACCTGAGCATGTATTGGCAGTGAATATACAGGCTTTGTATAACACTGACTTAGTTGTTGTAGTGACTGACGGTAAAGATCCAGGCACATTATTTGAAGCTGGTTGGTCATACGCCAATAATTTGCCAATTATTTATATGTGGTTGGATGGTAAGCCAGGCCAGAAGTTTAATTTAGTGCTTGCATCCACAGGGTCCATAGTCCGTAGCTTTGGACAACTTGACCAAGCATTAGAGGATATTACAAAGTCCGGTGTGTTTAAGCGTAAAAACTGGTCCGAGGAGACTATTGACTATGAATAAAGGAAAAACACATGAAAGTATTAATGCTTTGTTTGCTTTTATCAGGTTGTGGGCCAAGCTGTGAGGAGCAAGGAGGGGTATTAATTCAACAAGGGTACTATTATGTTTGGCAACCAATTGATGCATCCAAAGGAATTGGTTATATGCAAGAGTACCCAAATTATGTTTGTAAAAAGGAAAGAACACATGAATGAAGTTTTAATATCTGGATTTGGCGTTTCTCATAAAGGAGTCGGATTAAATGTAAACACGACACATGACGGAAGCACCATCACGTTCACTTCAGGAGATATCATCAAAGATATTTTGACTGACCCTAGAATAACGGATAACGGCAAATCAGTTGGTGAGCGTAATATTGAATGGTTGCATGAAAAGTTGGATGATTGGATTAAGAAACATTTGGAGAAAACGCATGAATAAACAACTTCAACAATTTTTTCTTAATAGTTACTCATTGGAGCATACCAAACGTTACAGCATGAAGCCTGTAATTCATCAAGAGAGCGTAGCTAGTCATAGCTTCTTTGTGGCTCTTGGTGTATTGCTCATGGCTAATGACTATAGGTTTGACGTAGACCGAGCTATTAAGATTGCTATTTGCCATGATCTTGCAGAGATGGAAATATCTGATGTAAACCATTTGGTTAAAAAGAACTTTCCTATGGTTGCACAAGCTTTAAAAGAAGCTGAAGAACAAATAGTAAAGAGGTTTCCTTTAGAGGTTGCCGATTATTGCAACATGTACCATGATGGCTCAGTTGAGTCTATGGTCGTACATTATGCAGACGCTCTCCAATGCCGCCAGTATTCTAAGAACGAGCTTAACATGGGTAATGGTGGTTATATGGAGGACGTTTACATCAACAGTGGTAGACGTCTACTTGAACTTGAGGAAAAACTTAAACCGTATAAGGTGAAGCCATGAAAATGATAGACGAAGTTCTGCAAGACCGCCAAGAGGTCTACGGTGATTTTTTTGAGGGTATAACATGTGAAGCACAAATCCTTGAAATAATAAAAGGTAGGTATTTTGATCAGTACAAACTGCCATTACCACCTATCTACTATTTATTCTTTTCAAAGATTGTTATGAAATTATCTAGATTGGCGGTTTCACCCGACCATGTGGATAGTTGGACAGACATTGCAGGTTATGCCAGGTTAGTAGAGTTACATTTAAACAAAGTTAAACAAGGAGTTAGATATGCCAAAAGTGAACAAGAATCAGATGCCGCACCTACAAAAGATGCATACGCAACTAAAGTTCGGAAACAAACCCGGACCAGTTCAGTTCGTAAACCAGCTAGAAAACATTGATGTACAAATAGTCCATGCACCGACTATTCCAGAGTTTAGGAAGACCATATCAGTCTTCTTAATGAACACATGGAATGATAAGATCCAATGGGAGTTCCCTGAGGATGACATTGACCAAACCATTGATGAACTATTCAGGTATGAATTACTACCCACGGCGATGGAGACGATCAATCTGACATGGTCCGTGAATGGCATCGACATGATAGATACAACACATCTGATCAGACATAGACTATTTAGCTTTGCAGCTCAAGTACATGGTGATCGTGATATGCGTGACGACCGTGTAATGGTTAAACCCTCAATAATGGCAAACCCGGAGTTCTATGAACGATATAAGACAATTACTACAATGGCTAGAGACTTGTATGTTGACATGCTTGACAGTGGTTGCGTTCATGGGCTTGATACTCGTACTATCATGCCTAGGAATTTTGAGCATTTTTACATGGTTCGTTGCACAATTAAAGACCTTATCGGGTACTGTATTATGCGAGGTGATGAACAAATTCAAACAACCGTAGACAACATTATTGCTATGAAGCTATGGCTAGAGGTTCTTAAGAAATATCCGTTCTTGAAGGGATTGGTTGACTTTAGAAAGCCTGATGCTTTTTATCAACGTCAATCTGCCAAAGGCAAGACAAACATTTTCCCACCAAATGCAAAGAATGATAATTTTGACTGGTGTGAAGAGCAGTTCTACCACAACAAAGGCAGAGATGAATATGCTGGCAGTGAAACCTACTTAAAAATTAGGGAAGACCTGCTTAACCAAATTGATGCAATAGAGAAGAAACACCGATGAACCATTGGAAAGAAACCTATAAACAACTAAAGGAGCTTACACTGAAGGAGCGTAAGTTCCTTTTTAAGGAGTTTGTGTCATACAACCCTAATTGGCACTCTGAAACAATTAAGATGCTATCCTTAGTTGTTGTTTACTTACACCGTCAAGTTGACGTGTGTGAAGAGTACAAGGTTAAAAAGCAAGCACTTAACCGAGCGGTTAGATACTATAAACTATATTTGAAAGACGTACTATGATCAACCCAATGGTTCAGCAAACATACCAAGAGTGGCTTGATTTGCTTAAGAAAACTAATAATGAGGATCTATTAAAGGACCCTTACAATATCTGGATTGAAGCATTTCACGTAGGGACTATCCTAGCACAGAATCCTAGGGGTTTAGTGCCTTATATCCTTGATAAGCCAAGCCAGGGGCAGAAACCAGTGCACCTGCAACTCGTGCATAAGGATGAGGAATAGATAACAATGCACCGCCTACACCAGTTGACAGATGTGCTGCCATTTCTGGATAGTCTTGTTTCTCATAGTCTTGGTATGCTTGATAAAGATCATGCCCAGCAAGTGCACCACCTGCTATACCAAGTGCAGGAATTTTTCCAATTGCTGTACCCACTTTTGCAAGGAATGGTGACGACGATTTAAGACCTTCAAGAAGGTCGGCTGCTTCTGCTGCTTTTTCAGTGGCTCTTGTAGCTGCTGTCTTTGTTGTCTGTGCAATAGGTGATTTAGCAACATGCTTTTCAAGAGCCATTTGTGCTTTGTTAAGACGAGTCACAGACTCAGCATGAGCAGATTTAGCTTTGGCAAGAGCATCATGTGCTTCAAGTTGTGCCGGTGTTAATACAGGAGCTTCAGCATATTCAGACGGAACAATCAAACGACTATTTCTAGAGTAGCCAGGAAGACTACCCATACCTTCAAACTCTTTAACACCTTCAAGACCACGTTGTACCTTGTTACCTGTTCGTATTTCAGACATCTTATTAGTATGTCTCTCGGCTCCAGCCGATAACTTAGGAGGCTCAGGTTCAGCTTCAACAGCTGCTTTAGGTGGTGGATTAGGCTCAATGCCTGTAGACCTTAAATTTTCTTCTGCTTGAGTAAGAGCATCTTTGGTATTGCTATGCAATGACTTTGCCTGGCTTAGTTCATTAGTTAGCTTATCAACTGTTGCACCATGCTGCTTAACTTCATTAAAGATTTGGTCTTGAAGTCTGTTTGCAGCTTTAGACTTAACGTCTGCTTGGACTTGTGCTCTTGTAAAGTCTAATGTTCTAGGCTGTGGAATAGGCAATTTAGACATGCCATAACCAGCAGCTGCACCTGCAACGGCTGCTTCATTTTGTGGCTGAATAACGCCTTGCTCAGTAGACTTTTCAACAGAAGACGTTGCAGTATTATCAGCATTCTCAGAAGCACCGGCTAATCTAGGGTCAATATCTTCTAGTCTTAGTTGTGTACTTGTCTCATTAGCAACTGCAGGATGATCACTTAAAATTGAAGATGCTGGAGCTTGTGGTGGGTTAGCAGGTGTCCCACTGTTAAGGCGTGGATCAATGTCTGAGAATGATAATGTAGTCATTATGGTCTCTTATAAAGTGGTGACTGCTTTATCAACTGATCATACAGCGGTTGGTACTGCTTGATAGTCTCAGTATAGTACGGTGAGCTAAAGAACTTTTGTGGACCTGAAGACTGTCCGTATTGTGTATCATATTGCAATGCTTTGTTGTACAAGGCTTCACGTTGATGATTAACAACCAGTCCATGCTGTGACCAGTACTTAATAGCATCTGCAGTATCTTGAGGTGTTACTAAGCTTGACTTACCAAGCATCATATCGGCATTAGATATGCTAGGGCCTAAAGTTGACTTGTATGCCTTAAACCGCTCTAAGAATTCTTGGTTTAGAAGCGTTGCTAATCTGGCAGCGTCTCTTTGATCTGTATCTTTAAGATTTAGCGATGAAATAAACTTCTCGGTTGGAACACTAATGTTTCCAAACTGACCAAGTGTAACGCCTTCTTGTGCAGCATTTGCAAATGCAGATAACAAACCTTGCTTCTTAAGTAAGCCTGCAACTTGTGGCTTCTCTTTAACAATATCGTGAATTTCTCTAATACGATTATTTGAGCCTTGAATCTTTTCAGGGTCCCACTCATTAATTGCATCTTTCTTTTCTTGCCACAGCTTATCTGCTTTTTCAATCCTTGACTTTGCAACTTCACTTTGCGCTGCCCATGGTAAATTTTCATCAGGGTTTTGCGCAACAACAGTAGCTGCAGGTGCTGCCGTTGGTTGAACAGCTTGTGCAACAGGTGCAGGTGTAGGCGCTACAGGGTCAGCAGGCGCACCATTAAACCTACGTGTAAAGATAGCAGCATCGTCTTTTGTAAAAGGAACGCCATGGCTCAGATTGTTTTGTTTAGTTAAAGCAAGGGCTTCTTCTAAAGTTCTACCGCCTACTCGTTTAACAGGTGCTTCTTGATCAGGCTGTAATTGTGGGTTACGACCTGACATAGGGCTCTTAGCAGGCGCAACATCATTATTAGTTAAAGGTGCAGGAGCTGTATTAGCAACAGGTGGATTAGCAGCAGGTGCAGTACTTTGAGGCTGCATAGAATTAGGTAATGATGAGGGGTTTATGACGGACAGTACTCTATCTTTACCGTATTTACCCATCAAGTCTGCAATGCTTGCGCCAGCTTTACGATCTTCAGTTACTGCCTGATTAGTCTTAAGCTCCATATCAAACACGTTTTTAGCAATTGAGCCAACCTTAGGCGATAAGTACTCAGCTGTTGCCATAATCTCTGGTGTAATTCTAGATATAGCGCCAGGTGGTAATGTGCCATTAGACAGTTGAGTTGATAATGTCTTAGGGTCTGTTCCTATAGCACCTGCAAGCACTTCAAGCGCTTTACCCTCATTTTTAATCTGATAGGTTTGACCTGCAAGCTGTGCTCTCATCATTGCAATAGTAGGCTCTTGTTCTTCTTGCTTTTCTTGCTGTTTGCCTACTTCAGTAGCTGTTCTACCAATAGCTTCACCGGCATTGCCTGTTCTACCTGGGTCAAATAATTGACCAGCAATTGAAAACCAATTAGTCTTATTTCTATTGTCTAATGACGACAGTACTTTTTGTAGCGCTGTTGTGTACTCTCTTTGAGCATCAGGGTCACCTGCAAGCCCTGTAGGTAGTGTCGGAAGTACCGTTGGTAGTGCCATAATTATCCTTTAATCTCTATTCATCGCTAGTTACAGCTACAGGGTTTCCATTAGCATCTACATAGCCACCAGAAGGTGAGTACCAAATAGGTACGCCATTAGAATTTACACCTGCATAGTTAATAGCATTATTAGATGTGTCGGTACCGCTAGTTGAAGAGCCATTTGAACTATTAGACCCAAATAAACTACCAAACATGCCAGGAGTTGCAGCCACATAATTAGCACTACCAGGTGTACCTGATGCAGACGTACCAAATAATTGTTGACCAAGGTTTGTATTACTAATACCTGCAGCCAATGCACCAAGACCAGCCACTTGTTGTAATGGCGATGCTTGGTATGCCCCAGGAATAGGTCCGGTGTACGTACTTGATGTGCTTGTAGGTACTGTATAACCTCTTAAGAGTGCAGACTCATTAGTTAACTGCTGCATCGGGAACAACTGCTGATTTTGTGCAATTGTTTGCTGTTGACCGCCTAATGTGGCTAGTGCATTAACATCACCAAGACCTAAGTTTTGTGTGCTTGTTGCTAAATTACCAAGTTGCTGACTAGCCGCTAATTGATTAGCAGTGTCTTGCTGCATAGCTTGAGCTTGCTGAGCTTGCGTAGCAATGTCAGCATTTGAGATTACTTGTCCAAGAGCTCCAGCACCTCGTGATGAGCCAAACTGACCTGTGCCTACTATGCCAGCAGTTGCTTGAGGTGCTAAGTTCGTAGCAATATTTTGTTGGTTAAGATTGCCTAAAGCTTGCGCTAAGTTTGATTGGCCTACATTAGCCGCTAGCATGGTCGACATATCTAATGCAGGCTGATAATTGCCTACATTCTGAGCTACTTGATTAAATGCTTGCTGTTGTAAAGGTTGTGCCCCCACATATTGAGCATTTGATGCCGCATTAGAACCCTGTGTTGCAAGATTATTAAGATAATCTGTATAGAAACTAGGTGCAGCTGTTGCTTGCTGTTGTGTCGTCGTAATATTAGGAAGTGGTGCACCTTGCGTTATGCTACCACTTGACGATGAGCCAGCAGTCCCTAAGTTAACTGGTGTGGCGTAAGTAGATGAAAGTGCCATAGATTATCCTTGTTTATGCCTTTTCAAAGCTTCTTTCATGTAAGCAAGAGGCGATGCTGCTGGTGGTATTTTATCAACTGGTGCAGATCTCTTATGTTCTCTAAGTGATTCTCTAAAATGATCTAAGAGCTTAGCACCGGCATCAGAACTGCCATTGCCTAAAGCTGCTACAGTATCGGCATCGAACACATATTCGCCATCCGCCAGCATTGCAGGAATGTCGTCAGATTGTCCATCACCTTTACCTTTAACGTAATGGCCAGTGGCTCCTGTAATGAATTCTGGCTTATGCTGGTGACCTCCGTCTTTATTACCTGGAAGGTTGTAATTAGTAGCGCCTAGCATCTTTAACCCAGAGTTCATCATCTGAGTACCTTCTTGCTCATTTTGCTTTTGTGCCCATTTACTTAGAATGTCATTAGTTCCGCCACCTTCTTTAGCAATAGGCAAACCAGCTGAAGGATTAGAACCGCCACTATCACCTAACAATGACTGAACCATTGAAGAATAAGGGTTTTGAGCTGAACTACCTAATGCACCCATACCTGACTGCATCATTGAGTTTGCTTGTGAATCTGATGAACCACCTACAACAGAGTTTAAGATTCTTGGATCCACATTGTTTAATTGTGGATACATTTGTTTTAATTGTGAAATAATCTTAGAATTTGACCCATATACAGGCGCACCTGCTAAGCCTGTACCTGACAAAGTACCAGGAATAGAACCACTTGAAGAAACTGAGCCTGAACCAGAGCTAGTTGAAGTTGTTGTCTGTGGATTGGCTATTTGACCATTTAAAGCAGCTTGCTTAACTTGTGTAGGTGTTAATAAGCTGTTAACAACCTTGCTTGCAACTTGGTTTGCCGCCATGTTTGCAGGGTTAAGAGGGTTTGTAGGCGTAGCAGTTGATTGAGATGCTTGATCAATGACTTGCTGATCAACAGGCGCAGGCGTATATGCAGAACCATCAGGATTGATAGGATTTCCTGATGCATCAGACCAGCCTGAAGGGCTATAAGGGTCTAATTGTACGCCTGGTGCAGGATTATTAGCATTAAATGGGTTCGCATTATATTGTGCAGTTTGAGCTGCTTCATCAGCTGCAGCTTGTGCATCTGTAGTAGTTGCTGCTGCATCTGTAGTTGTTGCAGCTGTATCTGTTGCTGCCGCATCTGTAACCGTTGCATCTGTAGTAGTTGCTGCCGCATCTGTAGCCGCCGCATCAACAGTCCCTACTGTCGTTGCATCTGTAGCCGCCGCAACTGTTGCATCTGTAGCCGCCGCTGCAGCACCTGCATCAATTGCTGCCGCACCGACATCAACTGCCGCTGCTGCCCCTGCGCTTAAATCTACTGCTGCCGCTGTAAAACCCATAATATCACTCCATTACAATGGTATACGTTTTCTCAAAATACTTAGCACCTAGCCTTTCAATGATAGGGCTATAGTCTAAAAATGGCTTCATATGGAATGCAATTCGTTGAGGCTTTCTCTTCTTAATCTCATTCAATGACCATGTAATAAACTTTACGCCTGTCATTCCTTTTCTAAAGTCAGGATGAATAAACAACACATCAGAATTTGCAGTTAAACTCTTTTTGTAGTGTAAATGGTTCATTACAAACCAAATGCTATAGCCAATTAACTTATCATCTTCTCTAATCGTATGAATCTCTAGCTTGTTTTGCGCATACAATCGTTGATATGCTTCTACATCAGGGTCAAGCTCAATTATGTCTGTTCTCTCAGCAATTTCATGAAAGTGAGCATTAAACAAATCCATTGCTTCTTGAGCAAATGGTTGAGGTGCTTCTTTCTGAAATGAGATCATGCTGTACTTTTCTCAATCACTTGTTTATGCAGACTGCCAGAAGGCTCACCTTCCCAGTTAACTGTTACAGAGTTCGGTATACGATCATTCCATTTCTCAAATGAAAAGAATGCACCACCTTCACTCATAGTCTTTAAATTGTGCAACTGATTAGGCTCAAGAATGTCAAACTTACCTAGTAAAAAGTGAACATCAGGTTCATTATCTCTAGGCCTTTGAAACTCAGACAAATCCATTTGCTGATTATCTTTACCAAACACTAAGTTGCCTGTCAAATACATTAACAGAGAATCTACACCCGGGTGACTATGGTAAGGTGATTCTGTGTCTGGCTTAGAAATATACATTTCAACTTGAAATGGGCCATTCCTAAATAAGACAATAGATGCGGCAATGTCTGTAAAAAAGATGCCGTCTAGAAAAGGGGGCCTAATGATCTTCTCTTTAACCCACCACTCCATGAATTCTTTAACTGACCAATTTGTATCTAAGTTCATATTCTTGCCATTAAATGGTATTGCTGAATATTTGAATGAACCATTTTAATACCTGCTGTCTTTAATGCTTCAATCATTTGCTTATTTTGAGTGTTCATATAAATCATTTGAACACCGACTTGTTTTAGTTTCTTTTTAAAATAAGAAATAGCACTAAACATGCTTAGCGCTGAGTCAGCAGATATAAAGTACACAGCAGCTGACATGTTTCCAATTTTCTTATAGTACATCAGACTATCATCATGCTGGATCATAATTTCACCAGGCTGTTGCAACCGCTTATGCGCTTCTATAATTGCAACATTAGGGTCAATACCCACTTGCATTGCTACATGCTTAATAATTTCAGAAGGTTTCATAGTTTATCCGTCAATAGACATAGCACCTACAAAGGCTTTTGCCCATGATTGCCAGTCTTTAAACACTCTTTGATCAGGAACTGCCGAGTTAACAAAGTAACCAATACCTTGTACCCCATCAGCCCATGATCGCCACTTGTCCTCATTTACAAAGCCTAGTTGATTAGAAGCAAATAAGTCACACATTCTTTTGCACCAAGTATCCCATGTATGCCCACGTGGATCATATACAACCATTATGGGTTACCTGTGCTTCTTACATCACCAATATCAGCGCTTAGAATGTTCGAACCACATTCATATGTACCGTTAAAAGTGTTGCTAGTGAATCTTAAGCGCATCTCACGCCTCTGTTCTCTCATGTCGATTTTAAGTGTAGTATTGTCAAAGTAATATGGCTCTGATGCAACATCAATATCATCAGCATAACCCTTACCTAAGACTGTTACTGACATCTGACCATTCATGTTAAAGTCAGGCTCAATTCTTTCTAATCTAATCCAGTTATTCAACCCGGATAATGACTTCTGACCAGGGCCGCCTGTGTTCCAGCCAATAGAGTTAGTCTCAAAGTATGAATTGATGGCATCAACTTGTGTCAGATAAATCTGATCTGTCCCTACTTCATGCTGCCAAATTGTACACTGATTTAGCGTATTAGTTGCATTGCCAGCCCAAATAGGAAACCTAAATACCTCTGAAAACACTCCTGCAGACCTTTGTGCGCCTAGTGCTTGGCCTGCATCATACCAAGTATTCTCACGGATATTATAGATAATTGCATCATTGCACTCTGTAGAACTACCACTTGGGAAAAACCACCAGATCTCACCCCAACGAGGTATTTTAGCAGCCCATACTTTTTGTCGCTGCACATAGTTAACATTGTCAAAGAAGTAGTTAATATTGGTGTTGTTCGGGATTTCTTGAACAACCCCGTTATACATTAAGAATCTATCAACGCCTATCCAGTAGTATATACCATCATATTCAATAGGTGAATTAGATGACAATATAGATGTTTGTGAACTGATAATGTCATACCGCCAGTACAACGTTGATGAACCAACGGTCGTAGGGTTGTAAGACACACGAGTTAGCTGATCAAGTGACCAGAACAATCCAGATGGTGATGTTGTTCCTCCACGAAGAGGTAGACCTTTAACTACTTTTGTGCCTGATATGTTGTTAGCATTTGAGTCGGCTGATACCCAGTTAGTAAAGTCACCAGCAGCACAGTTCTGAATCAGGCCATTGTTCCCATATACAAAAAGGTATGGATAAACCATACAAGCACCGCCAGACACAGAGATCTGATTATCAAATGTGAGCGTATGTGAGCCATTAGAACCACTACCCGACAATGTCACAGTAGTGGTTGAACCTGACACTATAGACGAAATAACTGTTGTTCCTGCAGCTAACCCTCCACCTGTAACCAGTTGGTTAGTATTAATCTTATAATTGGCAGATGAAATAACAAATGATGTTCCTGTCAGCACACCAACCGCAGTAAATACACCTACTGCAGTGAGTGTACCCCCAGGAAATGAACCTGCTAATACATAAGTGTCTACAGTATTGTCTATATCACTAAGATTTTGACCAGGATGAGCAATTACATTTAGTGCGCCTGAACCATTGGCATCATAGCCAATATCAAACTGCCAGAGATTATTAGTATTTGAAACAAAATAATTTGTGTCTAAAGTAATAGGTTCAGGCCCTGAGCCTACGCCATCATCATTATCTGTTTGCCAATATTGGACAGAGTTGCTATAACCAGAATACACATAGTTAATGCCTTGTTGTGACTGCATAACCATGCCACGAGATATTCCAGGTGAATTTAAGAAAATTGCCTTATACCCACCAATCTTACGAGGTCTACCACGCTGAAATCTGACCCATTGCCCATCCACATAAAGTGGTGCATCAAGCCGAGTGCCATCCCGTTGAATCCCAGGTTGTATAGCTAAGGATATGACTTGTGCTGTCAAAATGCTCCTCCAACAACACCCGCAGTCAATTGCCAACCTGAACTAGTGACAATTCCTACGCTTGAACCATTAGCTGTAAAGCCAATTTGATTACTTGCAGGTTGATAAAACCCAGTTACTAAGTTACCTGTAAAGTTAATTGACGGAGATGCTGCTGATCCAGGATTAACAGTAATGCTTGATAAACCGGATGCTATATATGTATTGGCAGAGTAGACATTAGTTCCATCACATGCAATAGTAATTGTCTGATTTTGTGGGACTGCTATAACAGATGCGCCTACAGCAGTTGTCTTAAATGTCAGAGTATATGCGCCTGATGTGCTATTGGTGACAATATACACTTGCACTGTAGAGGGCAGTATGATAATCTGATTGCTAGTAAGTGTGCCAGAATACTCTTGAATTGTATTAGCCGCTTGTGTCGATGTGAGTGTAGTTGTACCACCTGTTACCGTTAAAGCTAGTTGCGTATATGCAAAAGTATTTGACCTGCCATAGCCATATGTGTCAAATCCTGATGACCCATTAGATACAAGTACTAATGACTCACCTAGTTGCAGTTGCTGTGATGAATTGCCGTCAATAGTGTCAGAACCGCCAGGGGAAATAGTTAATATTCCACTACCATTGTTCTTAATCATCACAAACCAGTTGTTACCTACAACCGATGATGAGGGAAGTGAAATAGTGCCAACGCCGCCTGCCCACACAAAGAACGTAGCTCTATTCTGTGCAGATAGCAACAAACCAGAGTACAAAGTAGTGACATTGTATGCTTGATTTAATGTGTTGGCAAGTGCTATTAACCCATACCCTGCAAGTGTTGATGCACTAGCAGATGATGTGCCAGCACCCATTGCAATATTTGCCCAAGTACCATAAGAAGTACTATTATTAGTTAAATAAATATAGTACGTATTAATGCTTGTTGATGGTGTACCAGGTGGTATGTTAATAATGGTTGTACCAGCATTGTCAGTGACTGTAAATGCAATGGAACCAATATTTCTAACAATCACTGCTTGTCCAACAGACACTTGCTGAGCATTTGGCATTAACAGTGACAAACCAGCAGTTGTGGCAGTAACTTCAATAATATTGGCTGCAATAAAAGAAGTATTGCCATTGACTGGCCAAGTCAAATACGTATTAGTAGAGATTGTTAACGACTCATATGCAACCTGCGATGGTGATATGGTCTGTGCTGTAAATGGATCGGTATATGTTGTCATGGTTATGAATCCTGTGCAATGGCTTGACGATCAGCCAGACGAACTTTATCTTCGTTGATAAGAACTTCAATTGCTTCTTTATATTTTTCTTGAAACACTGTTCTTTGATCATTCTTTAAGAATGGCATCATCTGCAAAAGTGTCCCATAGATATATGCATTAGGCGCATTTTGCGTAATCCAATTAGTCTGATTAGTTGAGTCTAATGGCTGAATACGCTCATAATATAAGACTTCAAACGGGTAAGCTTGATCTGGTGCAGGTGATATAAACCAATGATTGTAGTCATAGTCTGCATAATACAAAGGTATACTGTTAGATCCGCCAGTGTTGTAGTTTAATAAGTACTCATACTTACGAAGTAAAACAGGCTGTGGACCGTTTGGTCCAGTTACATTAAATGAGACGGTTTTACGCCACCTTGCAGGCTTAGCTATAACTGGGTTACCAATGGATAAAGTACTCTCAACAACTTTTTGCTGACCAAGCGACTTCATCTGCTGTGCTATTTCAAACTCACATAGTGTAATAGCAACAGGTATTTGATTAACTACTGCAGCATCAGAACGCTCTAAATACTGTTCAATTGTAGTGATCAGATTTGAGTATGTAAGAGCAAATGAATCAGTCATTGCATTATCCTAATGTCGTGCTTAAGAAGACTACCGTTTAATGCAAACTGGCTACAGGTCATATTATATTCACTATACAATAATCTGCTCAGCCTGATGCATAACAACCACTCTTTCTTTTGCACCAAATAAACCGCCATTGATTCTCTCTGTCAGAGCATCATAGTTCTTAGCATCTGCCAGTTGGCTACAGCCATGAGTTGACCAAAACCATCCCCCAATAGGCGCTGCCCACTTAGGCGTCCTTGCCAAGTCAGGATTTCGAACTAAGTCTATACCTAAGGCTTGGCCGGCATGCCAAAAGTTATCGTGCCCTGTCAGTTGACAGATTGCTGAGCCTCTAAATAGCCAACCGTCACCAGAAGCTTCATCCCTGTTGCCCATTCTATTGGCATAGATATGGTTAGCAATCTTCTCTGGCTGATGAGCATACTTCATTGCCTCATCCATTGTTGGAAACCGTTTAGGCCATAGCTGCATTAGAGTCTCTGGTCTATAGTTTAGATTTTCAGACAATGACTTGAAGTGGTTAGATTCATAGCTGAACTGACCAATAAAGCAAGCTTGCTCTTCTTTTGTGACGATCTTAAATCTATCAAATGTCTCATTTAAAGGATCAACCCATACAGCGTCAATTCCTAGTCTATGAAGTTGATCTGCTGTGATCATTTCTTAGCCTTGTTAAATGCGTCTCTTACTTCGTTGTATTTGGCGATGCAGGCGTTAAGGTCTTGGATGGCATTGTCTCCGTCTGTTGTGATGGCGACAATATCTTTAATAGCCTGTCTGTCAGATTGGCTTCCTTTTTCTCCATTTCCAACGGTGGTATCTGTGGTGGAGTGTATGGTACAGCCGGACGAAGGAAGCTGCAACTCGCCAGAGTCAATACGAGCATCAATACTAGTCTGCTTGGTTTTAATATCATCTTTGGCTTTCTTTAGCTGTAAATTAAGTTGACTAAACTTTGTAGCTACTTGCTGTTCTTTTGTGCGAGCTTCTTCATTAAGTCTTGCAATCTCTGCTTGATCTTCTGCAACTCGTTCTTGATAACCTGAATGGTGGGCATAAAAATATACTCCTATAAGTAAAGAGACGATAACAGTCTCAACGATCGGGTTAAATAGACTAAACATTCTTTGTGCTCTCTCTAGCCTGCGCAGTTCTTAGTCTCTCTTCAGGATCTTCAAGCTTAGGCGGACCAACAGGTGTAGGAGGAGGTGTCCAGCCAGCAGGAGAAGCAGCTGCCATTGTAATAGTTTCTACTTTAGGGGCTACATAAGCAGAAGTACCTGCCTTGACGTTGTTCATTATTGCAGTAGCTTCGTTAGTCAACCCCTTAGTCATTATTCCGCCAATACCACCCACTATCAGCAGAACGATATCATTCAGCATTTTAGTAAAAGCCTGGTCAATAGGTGCCATAGCCTTGATTGGCTGAGATACGAACATTACGCTGTAAATTAAAGTAACTACTATGAAAAATAGTATGAGAGTGACAGTAACTACAACAAAAGCTCTAACACGAGCCTCTATCTCATCGGCAGTTAGTCGTTCCTGATTGGGGTTGGGGGTTAGCAGGAGCAATAGTAGTTCCTTCAATTTTCTTCTCCAGTATTGGGGCTACAAGGTATTCAGGACAATCTTGAGTAAATTCACAACGAGGATGCTGGCACTGAGCATCACTAAAATGATCTGGATCTTGACAGTAGTAACGATATTCATCGTGACACCCCGCTAACAACAAGATCAATAAAGCGCATACTCTCATTCACTTTTTTCCTTTTGCTGTTCCATTTCTTTCTTCAGCTTTTCAATCCGCTTTACGTTTGCATCCATCAAAATTCTATCTCGATGAACTTCCATATACATAAATCCGATCACTGGTAAGACTAGCACAAACAAAAAAGCCAACACAATGATAATAATTACATAGGTCCATGACTCGCCTTGTTTATTGCCCACATTAGACCTACGAAATAAATTGCCACAAAAACTACTGCGATTGTCGAAGCAGTTCTAAACCATATCTTGTCTTCTAGTTCCCTCTGTTGTGCTTCTATCTCTTTTCTTTTCCTGTACAGTGCTTTCTTAGCCATTGCTTGCTCATTTGCAATGGTGCCGATCATCCGATTAACCCGAGTGTAAAGATCTTTTAGTTCTGGTGGTACATGATATACCATGTATTCACGTAGCTCCACTTGCATTTCTTCCATCTGGCTCATGGCTAATACTCGTTGCACTGCTTTTTCTGTTTGATCTCCTGAAGGGTCGTAAATTGTCCTTGACTTAATCTCTTCTTCTTCAATGTGGTCTTTTAAAGTGTTGTATGCTTTAAAAAACGCCGTAATCTGCTTTCCAATCTCTGCATAAACAGCCGGTGCATCAAATTCTTCGGCTTGTTTCTTTTTCTTCTTTACTTCTGAAGCTTCAACTTTCTGTTCTGGTTGTGAACCAGAGAATAAGTTTGCAATCCATCCAAATATGCCAGTAACTTCTTTGCCAATTGCTTTAACTTCATTAGCTGTTTTAACCACATCTTTAACAACAGCTTGACCCTCACGAAACATTTCACAACCCTGCTTAACAAGCTTAAGAGCTGTACTAGCAGCTGCAATGAGAGTGAATGGGTCAATCTATATTCCTAGAAACTTCTTGACAAACTCACTGGCAGCGCCAGGGCCTAAAAGTACTGCAAATATTACGCCATAGAGAAGATACTCAATCTTCGTCATTCTGTTAGTAATATGCCCATATCTCTCAGCGCACACTGCTTCATGCACTGCCAGTCGTTTGTCAACGTCTTCCATTACTCAGCCTTTTTTGCTTTCTTAGGCGCATCTTCAGTTGTTGTTTCTTCAGCAACTGGTTCGGCAGTTACTTCAGCAACTGGTGCAGTAACTTCAATCGTAGGCTCAACAATTGCCGCAGGTGTAGGATCAACTACAGGCGCAGTAAATGTTGAAGCATCTGGCTGACCAAGAGGAGCAGGTGGTGCAACTACTGCTGGACCAACAGGCTCATACTTAGAGTGTAAGAAGTCAATAAACCTATGAATCTCATCAGAAGCTTCTGACTCAAACTCTTTAAGATGATGTCTGATTTCTTTTAGAAAATGCATATTGAACCTTATTGTGTAGATATGTCTTCTGCAGGTGGTGCAGGAGGAACTTGTGCTTGGAGCTGGCTAATGACTTTTTGCATTAAAGGCCAAGCATTTGATTGTGTAGGCATCTGACCTAAGACATTGATGATGTCTTTTACTTCGCCTTCAAATAGTGATAGAGTGAGTTCTTTCATTTTTTAACTTCCTAAAAAATTGCCGTCATTAAATCAGGTTGACGGATTACCTGAAAGCTCAATGTATCGTAGTAACACTACGACCACAGAAATTATACAACCCACTATCATTTGATGGATAGGAGTTAGGGATAGCTCCATGACGAAGCCCTGCAATACTGAGAGTATGGCAATAACTAATGCCCATTGAACCTGCTTTGATTTTAGGGTTGTGATTACTTGGTTCATGTGCCCACCTTAGCTTGTAATGCAGTTACCGTTTCTTGTAATGTTGTTACTTGTGCGGATAGTTCTTGAATTGCTTTAATTAACAAAGGAACAGAATATCCATAATCCATGTGCCAATATTGAGGATTACCTTCTTCATCTACATCTTTTGTAGGTTTATTTACAACCCAAGGAATAATAGGTTGCGCTTCTTGAGCAATTAAACCCATCCAAACTCCACGACTATTACGATTATTTTCACATTGGTCGCTAGGGTCATTCCAGGTATGGTCAACAACTCTTAGTTGATTAACAATATTTAAACCATTTCTAGTTGTATTTACTACATTCTCTTTTAAACGAGAATCTGATACTGTTGTAATTGCTTGATTACCGATATATGTTGTAACTGTTCCAGACCCAGATGATGCTTGAGAAATTAAACCGTTTGAAGTTCCTGCACCTAAATAAACTCCACCAGCATTTCCTGTTCCAGTAGCATATAAAACTGGAGTTCTAACTTGATTAACAAAAGACCAATACAAACTGGTATTTGTATAATATCCCTGCGGATTTCCGTCCCCATCAGCTAGAACAATATAATTACTAGAAGTACGAATGTCTAAACCACCTTGGTTGCCGTTAAAGCCACCAATAACAGTATTAGCACGACCAGTAGTGCAATAATAACCAGCAAACGGCCCTACAAAAGTGTTGTATCCGTTGTTATTATCAGCAGTTCTATTGTATGAATATCCAGCTTGATAGCCAAGTGCTACGCTGTACCCAGCAACGGTGTTGCTGTATAAAGATTGATAACCTAATGCTGTATTGTAAGATGCTGTGGTGTTGGATGAAAGAGCTGTCCTACCAATAGCTACATTATAAGAGCCAGTTAAATTTGCAAATAAAGTACCAGAACCTATTGCCGTATTAGTTGTTCCAGAAGTATTTGAGTTTAAAGAATTAAAACCAAATGAATCGTTAAATGCGCCTGTGTTTACAGTTCCTAACGCTCCACTACCAACTGCTGTATTATTTGATACAGAACCCGAACCTTGACCTACTGTTAGTCCGTGTATAGATGCGTCATTAGATGTACTAAATGTTGTTCCGTTATAAGTAATTCCTGACCCAGTAGCTAAAGCACTTGTACTAGAAGCATATACCACACCATT